GACGGAGGACATGGCCGATTCCGTCGACATGATGGAGAAGGTCAAGACGAAATTCGACTCAAGCCAGAACCTTGGCAGCGAAGGTGGCCATCATCGCGTGGTGGGCACGTATTACCACCATGCGGACCCGCTGACGTACATCAAGGGAATCACGACTCCGGAGGGGGAGCCCCGGTATTGCTACCGCTTCAAGCCCGGGAGCGACGACGGCACGGCGACCGGAGTGCCGGTGTTCGTATCGCAAGAGCGATGGAACGACCTTCGGCTGACACGGACCTTCAACTGCCAGCAGCTTTTGGATCCTTCGCCGCTGGCAGACATGAAGCTCAATCCGGATTTTTTCCTACCGATCGAGCGTCGGATGATCCCGAAAGAGGTTTACCGATTCATGTTGGTCGACCAGGCTGGCGACCTGGCGACGGCGAAGGTTCGATCTGGCGCCGCGTTAGATTCCTGGGCCGTTGGTGTCGTGGCCGTGGAGCCCTTCACCGACGATATCGGCCAAAGCCGTGTGTTTCTCGAGGATATCTGGATCACGCCCGCGTCGGAGAGCGAGGCGATCGATCAGATCGTCCGGATGTACCTCAAGGCCGGGATGATTCAGAAAATCGGTGTGGAGAAGATCGGCCTTTCCTCGACACATTCCCACGTACAGAAGGCGCTACAGGCTGTTGGGCGCTTCGTCTCGTTCGACAAAGGCGGGAACGGGATTCTTTTGCACCCGCTGGGCCAGGGATCCAAAGGCGGCGGCTGGAAAAAGAAGATGATCGAGTCCGCGCTGTCTTGGCCATTGAATAACTCGAAGCTGTATTACTCCACGGCCTGTCCGAGCAATTTCATCGAGCGGTTGAAGATGGAGATGCGCAATTTCCCCGTGTGGCACGACGACGGGATCAACATGCTCGCCTATTTATTCTCCCAAGTGCTGAAAGACATGTTTTTCGCGCTGGCCGAAGAGGACGCGGAGGCCAAGAAGCGACGGGCCTACGCCCCCAAGCCACTTCAACGTAGCTGGATGGGAATCTGATGGAGGAATCCGTGGCAGAAGCCGAAGCCAAGACCACCGACAAGGCCAAGGACGGCACCGTTTCTCCCGCGTTGACGCAGTTCAAGCGTTGGTACGAGGAATCAAAGGCGCTCTCCGCGGATTGGCGCGAGGATTCCATCGAGGATTCGAAGTTCTACCACGGCGGCAAGGGCCAATGGGACGACAAGGATATCGCCGCGCTCGAGGCCGAAGGCCGGCCGGTGCTGTCCATCAACCGGATCAAGCCGACGATCGATTTACAGAAGGGCATCGAGATCCGCAGCCGCACGGATATCGACGCAAAGCCTCGCGGCCAGCTGGACGGTGGCGCTGCTGACGCCATTTCGGCCGGGTTCAAGTACATCCAGGATCAGAACAACGCCGACCACAAGGTATCGGACGTTTTCTTCGACGGCCTGAAAGCCGGCATCGGATGGATCGAGGTTTGCCTGAACGACGATCCGTTCGAGGAAGAGATCGCCCTGAATTATTTGGATTGGCACAAAGTCGGGTGGGATCCCTACGCCCGGGAACTTTTGTTCGATGACGCGCGGTACATGTACAAGGAGAAGTGGGTCGACCAGGACATAGCCGAGCAGACCTGGCCGGGTAAGAAGGACGAGATCACGGCGACGATGGAAGAGGCAGCCGCCGTGACTCCCCACGTGCGGGAGTTGCCGGATCAGTACAAGACCGGCAAGCCGGTTTCCTACGTCGATACCCTGCGCAAGCGGGTCTTGCTGGTGCAGATGTATTTCAAGAAAGTCGAGTTGGGGATTTTTCTCAAATTCAAAAACGGCGACGTGAAGGAAATAACCGCGAAGCAGTTGGACGCGGATCCGCTTCTTGTTTCGAGCCCGAACGTCATTCGGGTCAGCAAACTTCCGATTCAAAAGATTTGGAAGGCGATCTTCACCGGCGACGTGCTACTCGAGGACGAGGCGCCTTCGGGTTATGAGCACAATCGTTTTCCGTTGGTTCCGTTTGTCTGCTACTTGGACGAGGACGGCCAGCCGTACGGTATGGTCCGGAACATGAAAGATCCCCAGCGGGAGATCAACAAAAACCGCAGCCAGTATTCCCACATCATCACCACCCGCCGTGTGTTCTTCGAGACAGGCGCCTTGAGGGATCCGGTGGCGGCCAAGAAGGAAATCAGCCGGCCGGATGCGTGGATCGAGCTCAACACCGGAATGCTGAATCAGAAGCGATTTCAGTTTTCCCAGGACGTTGCCGTGGCCCGGGAGCACTTCGAGATCATGCGGGAGGCCAAGCAGGAACTTCAAGAGGTTTCCGGCGCGGTCGAAGAGCAGATGGGGCAGCAGACAAACGCCCGGAGCGGGATCGCCATCGAAGCGCGTCAACGGCAGGGAGCGACGGTCAACACGGAGCCCTTCGACAATCTCCGGCTGTCGAAACGCCGCATGGGAGAGCTGATGCTTTCCATGATGCGGCAGCATTGGACGTACGAGAAGGTCATCCGCGTCACCGACGACAAGACGGGCGGCGATAAATTCGTCACGTTCAACCAGGGCGGTCAGAACGTGATCGCCCAGGGCCGGTACGACGTGATCGTGTCCGATCACCCGGAGACGGAGACGACCCGGAACTGGATGAGCCGGACGCTCATGGATTTCGCCTCCAAGATGAGTCCGGATATTGCGATGGCGGTCATGGAGATCGCCTTCGAGATGAGCGATGTCCCGAACAAAGACGCCGTAATCAAGAAGCTCAAGGAAGCCCAAGCCAAGCAGGATCTTCTCACGCAGCAGAAGATCGTTTCCGACCAGATCAAGGGTGAGAAGCCTCCCGCGGCTGCGCCCGCCGCCCCGCCCGAAACGCCGCAACCTATGGGTCCTCCTGAACCGGGGATCAGCGCCGAGGAAGTGTTGAAGAAGATCATGGCCGGCGAGACATGGGGAGCGATCAAGGAAATCAAGGATACAACGGCAGAGAAAGCCGCCGAGTTTGTGAAAGCTCCAAAACCGCCCGCCGCTGGCGTTAAACCGGCCTCGCCTACCAAGGCGTAAAAAGGGGGATTCGATGGGTGAATTCGCAGTACAGGGACCGACAGAAGTAGAGCCGACCGAAGCGGAGTTGACTGGCGAAGAAACGGGGGCATCCCCCCCTTTACCCGCGCCTATCACTCCTGAGGTGACACCCGCATCCGAAGAGCCGGGGAAAAAGGCCGAAGCCGAACCGGGGAACGAGCCGGCCGCCCCGACACCACCGGCGCCGAAGGATACGCGGGTAGTGCCGTATGCAGCGCTCCATGAGGAACGCATCGCGCGGCAGCGACTCGCGGCACAGATCGAGGAATTGCGGAAGCAGATTCCGACGGAGCCCGTAAAGACCGCCGCGGAGCTCATCCTCGAGGATCCGGAAAACGCAGTAAGAACGCTCGAAGAAAGGATCACCCTTCTCCAAACCGAGATGGATCGGCGAGACATGGAGCGGGAGATCAGAACGGCCGTTCCGGATTTCTTCGAAAAGGCCGCGGCGATGGAGGACATGCTCCGGGAGCAGGGTTTTTCGGACGAAGGCATCCGGACCATGATCGCCTCGAGCGGCAAAGACGCGCCAATCCTGTTCAAGATGCTGTCGCAACAGGTAAGCGCGCCGAACGAGGAAGCCTTGCGCACGAAGTTGACCGCAGAGCTCACCCCGAAAATCACGGAAGAAATCACACGATCGTTGATGGCGAAATTCAACGTCGTGACGCCTGGGGTTGACGTGAACAAACTCCCGGGCGCGCCTCCGGACGGGAAGTTGAAGGTGAACGGCGAAGCGGAATTCGCAAAGCTCACCCCCGATCAGCAAGAGAAGTGGCTTGCCGGGGAAATCTAAAATCAAGGGGTAAGAACCCATGGCACAAACCGAGTTTGGAGTAAACCACGCTCTTGCCGTCAAACGGTGGAGCACTTCGCTGGCCGTCGAAGCGGAGAAAAAGTCGTATTTCTCGAAGTTCATCGGATCCGTCATCACCAAGAAAACCGACCTCGAGAAGAACGCCGGCGACAAGGTGACATACGGGCTGCGCATGAAGCTGCGCGGAGCCGGCGTCACGGGCGACAACACTCTCGAGGGCAACGAGGAAGCCCTGACGTACTACGACGATGCCATCCTGATCGACCAGCTCCGTCATGCGGTCCGGTCGAAGGGGAAGGCGTCGGAAATGCGGGTGCCGTACAAGACCCGCGAGGAAGGCCGGGACGCCCTGGCGACCTGGTGGGCAGAGCGGTTCGACGAGCTCATGTTCGTGTACCTATCCGGCGCGCGCGGCGTGGACTCCACGCTGACTCTCCCGCTGGGCTTCACGTCGTTCGCCGGCAATTCCCTGTCGGCTCCGGACGCGGCGCACATCCAGTACGCAAACGGGCTGGCGAAGGCCACCATCACGACCTCCGACATTCTCACCCTGTCGGAGATCGACAAGCTGGTGGAGAAGGCCGAAACCGTCGACCCGATGATCCAGCCGATCATGATCGGCGGGGAGAAGCACTACGTTCTCCTGATCCACCCGTACCAGGCGACCGATCTCCGGACCAACACGGCGACCGGCCAATGGCTCGACATCCAGAAGGAGGCCGGCGCTCGTGGTGGGAGCAATCCTATCTTCTCGGGCGCCCTGGGTGTCTACAACAACGTGGTCATCCACAAGCACCGGAACGTGGTCCGCTTCAGCGACTACGGCGCCGGAACGAACCTCGTCGCGGCTCGGGCCCTGTTCCTCGGCTCCCAGGCCGGCACGATCGCCTTCGGCAACGGCCAGAAGGAGTCCGGAGGCTCTGCGCGGTACTCCTGGACGGAAGAGCTCTTCGACTACAAGAACCAACTCGGCGTGGCTGCAGGATCGATCTTCGGCATCAAGAAGGCGCTCTTCAACTCCAAGGACTTCGGCGTGATCGCTCTCGACACCTACGCCGCGGCCCACTAAGAGAGGGGGGCTTATGACCACTCCTTTCTATTCGGCTGATTGCGCGGCAGGAAGCGGCATCCAACCTCGGGCCGGAATT